GCTATCTATGCTTACGAGCAGCGGTATGTGCAGTTGAAGGGGGGCGCGTCTTGACACCCGCCAGTCTCAAGAGGCGTAAACAACAAGGCTCCTTGTTGAGACTTGAGAAAGGAATCTCTTTGGAAGCCAGAGCGCGAGGAGGCCACGACTGGCAAGATTTGGGGCAAAATTTATTGCGATTGGCTCAAGTAATAAACACTTCTCGCGGTTTGCCGTCTCAATAGCCGATTTGATAGTGAGACACACGAAAAAGCCGTATCAAGATGCCGCATGGCCCTGACGCAGATCCAACTCGCCCGCGCGCTCGACGCGAACCAGACGAGCATCAGCCTGTGGAAAGCCCAAGGGATGCCGACCGACTCGGTGGAGACGGCGAAGGCGTGGCTGGCGGCGAACATCCGCCGCAGGAAGGGCGGCAAGCTCTCAGCCCCGCCCGCGAGCAGCAACCCGGCGATGGGGCCGAAGGCGCGACTCGACCGCGCCGCCGAGGGCGAGCTTCGGCACTACGAACTTTGGAAGGCTGCCGCCAACGTGGACGAAATAAACAGCCGCACAGTGGCCGAACTGGCGGGAGCGTGGCGGGACAGTCGGAAGGCAGCAGCACAAGCGGAGCAGGAATTTTCGCAATTCCTTTCGATGACCAAGACCACGCTGAACAAAGCCGAGACGGTGGCGGCGATTCGTGGGCTGATCTCGGCGGCGGTGCAGGATTTTTCGACGTTTCAATGGGGGGAACAGGCGACCTCGATACTGCGAAAACATCTGGCGACATTGCCGCCATCCTTGAGCGAGCAGACCAAGGCGGATTAGCCGAGGCTTGGGCGGCAAGCCATGAAGTGACGATTGCCCCGCCAAAGCCGGGGGTGGTGGCGTGGGCCGAGGGGAATCTGAAGCTCTCCGAGCGAATCACGAACAAGCCGGGGAGCTACCTGACCCAGCGCACGCCGTATGTGCGCGAAGTGTTGGAATGCTTCGCAGACGAAAGGGTGCGGAGGCTGGCGCTGGTATGGGGGGCGCAGACATCGAAGACCACGGCCATCATCGTGGGCATGGCCTACAAATTGGACAACTCGCCCGCGCCTTGTCTGTGGGTCATGCCGTCCACGCACCTGGCGCGGTCTTTTTCGGAAACGCGGTGGATGCCATTGATTGACCAGAACCCGACGCTCGCTAGGCACAAGCAGGCCGATCCCGACAAATACCGACTTTTGGAACAACACTTTGACCGCATGAGCGTGTGGTTCACAGGCAGCAACAGCCCCGCCTCGCTTTCCTCGCGCTCGATTGCCGCGCTGTGCATGGACGAATTGGACAAGTTCCCGGCCAAGGGCGGCAAGGAATCAGCGCCTTTGCAGTTGGCCGAGGCCCGCGTAGCGACCTATCCGCAGCATATCATCATCACAACCTCGACCCCGACCTATGAGGATGGGGCCATTTGGGAAGAATGGCTGAAAGGCGACCAGCGCAAATACTTCGTCCCGTGCGAGGCCTGCGGCGAAATGTTTGTCTTGGAGTGGGAGCGCATCAAGTGGGCGCAGGAAGCCAAGCAAGATTCCGCGTGGAACATGGAGATTGTCTCGGAATCGGCGCGTTGCCATTGCCCGAAGTGCGACCACGCGCACACCGAGGCCGACAAAGCGCAGATGCTTGAGCGTGGCGAATGGCGGGCGACTGACCTTGCCGCCGAGCCAGGGCGGCGCAGCTACCATCTGTCCTCGCTCTATGCTCCTTGGCGGCGGTGGTCGGATCTGGCCGTGAAATTCCTTCAAGACCGCGAGACGCCGGGGGGCTTGCAAGATTTCTTCAACCGCGAACTGGCCCTGCCTTGGGTGGCGGCGGGGTCACTCATCACCACGGCGATGATCCGCGAGCGGGTGGATGCCTCGCCGCGTTACACGATAGGCCAGCCGCCCGAAGGCAAGATGTTGGGCCGCATCATGTCGGTGGACGTTCAGCAAACGGAACTGTGGTGGATTATCCGCGAATTGCACGAAGACGGGAGCAGTTACTTGGTCGATTACGGGGCGGCGATTGGGTGGGATTTGGTCATGGAAAAGTTTCGCCATTACAAATGCTTCAAGGGCGTGGTCGATTCGGGCTATGCGGCCAAGACCCCGGCAGGCGTTTACTCGTTCGTTGCTCAGTCGGGCGGTCTATTCTGCGCGGCCAAGGGCCGCACGGTGTCGCAGGGATTGCGCGAGCCGTGGAAATTTCAGCAAATCTTGGGCGCGGGTCACAATATCTGGATGCTGCAATTCGACGCCGAGTTTTGGCAGGCGCGGCTTTACCATGACGTTTTGCGCGATGGCCGGGGGCGCTGGTATCTGCCGCGCGACATCGCCAAGGACTACGTTTCGCAGTTGCAGGGCGAGGCGCTGATCGAAAAGGAAGGCGTGGCGCGGTGGCAGCGCCTTGGGCCGAACCACTTGGCCGACTGTGAGAAGATGGCGCTGGTTCTGATCGACTCCATCATGTCGCAGTTCCAAGCGGGCCAGCCCGCTCCTTGACACACGCCGCGAGTGCGTGACGGACGCTGCTATTTTGGCCCAAGTTTTTACGGCCTCTGAACTTTCGCAACTCAAAGCCAGTTGTAAGGCTCAGATCCTTGCTGGCGGGGCGAGTCAAGCGTTCGTGGTGTCAAGCAGTGTGGGCGGGCGCAGCGTCACCCTGCAAAAGTCCTACGATGCATGGGATATGCTTGGCCTCATCGAGACGGCCCTTGCCATCAATGCCGGGACAATCGGCAACTCGCGTGTGACGCAAATGCGCTTCCCGAATCGCACATGAAGACCAAGCAGACCAAATTTGTTGACCGCCTCGCCGCGCGCTTTGGCTTTTCGCGCATGATTGAGGCCGTGAACCACCGCAGCGAGGAGCGCGGTTGGGTTTACGCGCAAGCGCAGGATTCTAAAGTTGACCTTTCCTCCTATGACCGCACCCGCCTCATGGCGCTTTCGCGTAAATGTTTCTACAACAACGCGATAGTGCGGGGCGCAGTGCGCGACAAGGCCATGTATTCCGTGGGCAGCGGCATCGGCATTCGCCCGCAAGCCATGTCAGGTGATCAAGCGTGGGACGACGCGGCAGAGCAATGGTGGGAGAACTGGGCGCGCTCGCCCGAAATCAGCGGGCGGCACGATATGCGCTCCCTGCAAATGCTCGTCTCGGAGGCTATTGACCGGGACGGGGAAATTTTCGCCATCCTTACAGCCAAGACAGACGGCGCTCCCGCCGTGCAGATCGTCGAAGCCCACCGCGTAGAGTCGCCCGACACCTCGGCAAGCAACAACGGCGTGGTGGACGGCGTGAAGCTCGACAAGTTCCAGCGACCGCTTGGCTATTTTATCGGGGAAGGCGACGAATACCCGCGCCGCCACCGCGAGGTGAAGGCCGACGCCATGCTTCACGTTTACGAACCAGAGCGCGCCGACCAAGTGCGCGGTTATCCTGCCATCGGCGTGGCGCTCAACAGCGTTTTGGATCGGGACGAATTGCTGCGCTTCGAGATGATGGCGGCAAAGGCTGGCAGCAGCATCGGCCTCGTCATCAAAAACTCCACAGGGAACATCGGCGCGGAGGGATTCCTTGGCGACTTCAGCAAGGACAGCAACGGCAACCTGACCCGCGAAAGCATTTTCGGCGGCGGGCTGGTTCCGCGCATGAAGAATACGGAAGACATTCAATCCTTCGTGATGAACCGCCCGAACGAGAAGCTCGACAAACACCTTGAGCAATACATTCGCGCAGCGGCCATCGGCCTTGGCCTGCCTTACGAGTTTGTTTGGGACACCAGCGCGATCGGCGGCGTGGCGCAAAGGTTTATCATTCAGAAGGCGGCGAGATGCTTTGCTGCCCGCCAGGATGTGCTGGTTAATGCGTTCCTGTCGAAACTCTGGCGCTATGCGATTGCCCGCGCCATCTCGCGCAAAGAACTTCCCATGAATCCCGGCTGGCAGTCTGTCGGCTGGCAAACTCCGCGCTCGATCACGGTGGACGTAGGCCGCGAGGCCACCGCCCGCCGCGACGATGTGAAGGCCGGGCTAATGACGCTCTCGGACTACTTCGGTGAGCAGGGCATTGATTGGAAGGAGGCCGTGGCCGAGATTGCGACCGAACGCGAATTTGCCGCCGATCTTGGTGTGATGATCGGGGTGGAGCAGGCGCAACCGCAAGCCCCCGTGCTGGAAGTTGTCCCGGCGATTGATGCGCCAGCGAACAGCGCCCCGCAGTTGGAAAGCAAAGAAGAACCGACAGAGTTGGCCTTGCCCAAGAAGCGCAAACGCATCTACCGTCGCAAGAAGCCGACTGCTTGACATGAGCCCGTCCGAGTATGGACGCGCTAAAATTTGAAGGCATCTCCGTCGCCACCGTTGGCCCGGCTCTCGGTCATGCCATGTTGGTGGACGATGTGACGCTGTTGCAGGCCGAGGCCGCAGGCGTTGCTGGTTCACCCGTCAAAGTCTTTGTCGATCACGACGAAAGCATTGATTCCCTCATCGGTTTCCTCGCCAACTTTCGAATTGTCGAAGACCAACTGCGCGCCGACTTGGAACTTCTCGGCTCGCACCCGCAGGCCACTTTCTACAGCGAGATCCTGACCAAAGCGCCAAACCGTGTCGGTTTTTCCATGACTTTCAGCGGAACGCCCGACGAGCAAGACGGAAAGCGCTTCGCCCGCGTCTCGGAACTGGTCAGCGTGGATCTGGTTTCCCGCCCCGCCGCCAACCCTGACGGTGTTTTCCGCGCCGGGTCGGAGCCCGAAGCCGCGCCCGAAGTTGACACCGCCGCAGTGGGCATGACTGAAAATAGTTCTGTCGCCAAAGTTGAGTTTGACGCTCAAGCCGCCATCGAATCGTTGGCCGCTTCGGTTGCCGACCTCAAATCCACCGTGGACGGCCTCGCCGCCGCCAAAGAAGAAACTCCCGCGCCCGTCGCCGCTCCCGTTGATTCGGAAATGGCCGCGAAGCTCGATGCCGCGATGACCAAGCTGTCCGCTCTGGAAGTCGAACTCGCCGCTCGCGGCGACAACGCCATCACGGGCAACGGTTCCTCCGTTTCGGTCGAAGACGCTTACGCCTCTGGCGACCGCACCACCAAATTTGAAATCGTCCGCAAGGCGCTTGAGGCCAGCGATTTCTCCCTCATCAACAAGCTCAAACAATCCAAATAACCTACTAACATGGCCTCCATCACTGGTCTTAACGACGACATCATCTCGTCAGCGGCGCTCAAAGCGTTCGTTGATTCTCTCCACCCGCTGAACGCTTTCAGCGTGAACTACAACGCCGAAGCCGCGCGCAAAGGCGAAGTGGTGAGCATCCCGCTCATCTCCTCGATCACCGCCTCCACGTTCAACAACACCTACGAAGGTGCGGACGGAGACGTTACCCTCACCGCCCGTGAGGTCACGATCGACAAGCACTATCTCAGCACGGTCGATTTCACCGACACGCAATGGAGCAAGTCCTCCGCGCTCACCCCGCAGATGCTTGCCGAAATCGGCGCAGAGCAGGGCCGCGCAGTGGCGCAGGCTTTCATCAGCGCAGCCTGGGGCATGATCACCACGGGTAACTTCGGCGCGGCGGTTGCCTCGTTCACCTCGGCCTCGTTCTCGATGGCCGATGTCCGCAAGGCCCGCTTGGAACTTACCAAGGCCAAAGCCCCGCAGAACGACCGCGCGTTGTTCTTGGAGCCGGAAGCCTACGACGCTCTCCTCTCCGACAGCACCAACATCCTCGCTAACCTCAACTTCGGCCCCGAAGGTGTGCGCGAGGGAGTGGTTCGCCGTCTGGCGGGCATGAACGTCTACGAGTCCACCCTGATCCCGGCCACCAACGTCGGAACCAGCATCACCCTCGCAGGCTTCGCGGTGCATCCCTCGGCCATCGCCGTGGCAATCCGCACCCTCCAGCCGCAGGCTCCTTCAGAGTATCTGGAAGCCCGCACCGTGGTCGATCCCGTCTCTGGTATTGGTTTGGGCTATCGCCGTCACTATAACACAGCAAATGGGACTCATTTCCTCAATTTTGAGGTGGTGGGCGGATTCACCTACGGCATCACGGCGGGTCTTAAGATCCTCGCCAAGAAAGCCTAAAGACTGTTCTGGTTCGTGTGTTCAGCAGACCCCTGGCTATGCCGGGGGTTTTGCTTTTGGTGAAGTTGACAGGCCCGCCGTGGCCGCATGGACACACAGCCTTCCTTGGCGTTGGTCGCTATTACTGGAAATAGCGAGGGTTACATCGGGCGATTCATCGAGGCTTTCCAAAAGCTCACGCCCCACATCTACATTGTCCGCGCCTGCGGCGGCAGGGAACCAGATCGTTCGCTCGACATTGCCCGCGAAATGGGGTGCAAGACGGGCGAATACAAGAACGCCGAAGCGTTCCAGTTTTGGGATCATGTGGACAACTTCGCCGCCGCCCGGCAGATGGCGACGGACATGGCCGAGGCAGACGGCCACGACTGGCTCATTTGGGCCGATACGGACGATATTATTGAGCAAGAGTCCTGCGACATCATCCGCCAGCATTTGCGCGAGACGGCCCCCACGACCACGCTGGCGATGGTTCCCTATCGGTTGACCAATAATGGACTAAACCTCTTGCGTGAGCGCATCTGGCGGCGCGGGACGGCCAAGTGGGACGGCGCTGTTCACGAACACCTTGAACCCTTGGACAAATCGGGAGACGGGCAAGTGAGGTGGGAGGACGCCCGCATTGTCCACGCCCCTGACGAAAAGAAAGACGAGGCATCCGAAAAGCGCGGCAATGCCCGCAACTGGCGCATCATTGAATCGCAGCCCGACTGGGACAAAGACCCGCGCTGGATTTTCTACGGCAGCCTTGAGCATTTCGGCATGAAAAAGGATGCGCGCGGCATGGAACTCGCCATCGAGGCGCTCAAACACGAATCGCTCTCAGGGGATGAGCGGTATGAGCTTTATCTGCAACTCGCCATGCGGACGCAGGCATTCGCGCCGAAGAAATCGCTATTGCACGAAGCCTACAAGGTCAGTCCGTGGCGCAGGGAAGCCTTGGCCCAACTCGCGGCCACCAGCCTGGACAGCGGCGAGGCGCAAGATGCCCTGGCCTATGCCCGCGCATTTATGGCCCTGCCTGTGCCAGAGATTGTCCCGTGGACACACCGCCCGGTGGTCTATGGCTTCGGCGGCGTCGGGCTTTACGCCTGCACTCTGCGCGCCAATGGCGACACCGAGCGCGCCGATCAATTTGAATTGGAGTGGTTCAAGAAGTGCGGGGCAAAGATCAGCGTATGCCACCCGACCCGTGGCCGTCCGCTGCAAGCTGCCGAGACGCGCAAGAAGTGGCTGGAAGCGGCCAAAGACCCGCAAAGCGTGGAATACATCTTTGGTTTTGCCGAGGATGATGACGAGACGCGGGACGTTTTGGGTCGATTCAAGCACGGCCTTTCGCCCGCTGGCCTCATGGATCAAGTCGGCGGAAACGCCGTGGCGAATTACAACGCGGCAGTAAAGGCATCGTCAGGGCAAATCATCGTCACCGCACAGGATGACATCGAGCCGCCGCTATTTTGGGACGAGCTTGTTTGGCAGGCGTTGGAACCGCACCTAAAGCGCCCGAAAGTGCTTGGCGTGAAAGACGGCCACCGCACGGACGGCCTCATGGTGACGTTCATTTGCACCCGGCCAACCCTCGGCTGGCTTGGCAACGGTGGAGGAATCCTGTCTGGCGACTATCACGGCATTTATTCCGACACGGAATTTTCCCACCGCA